AAATTGTTGCTCCATTGCTACTAATTCTTGGACTCTTTGAGCAATTCTTTGTGCAACAGCATTATCAAACTCAATAGTAAACGCTTCTTCATCAGTAGATTGTAGTTCTGCCATTCTTGGGTCTTGGTTAAACGCTTGTAAGATCTCTTGTTTCACTTGTAATGACACGTGTTCCATTAAATGACCTTGAAGTAATCCATAAATTTGTGGATTAACTTGCACCATTCTTGATGTCATGAACGCCATGTGTGCTTGAATGTGTGCTTCATGATCCTGTTGAGGAAATGCTTTTGGTATTACCATCTGTAATGCACCCGTATTTTCAATTGCAGGGTCTAAAGGTTTCGGAGGTTCAGGTGGTGGTTTTAAAATACCACTAATATTTTTTACGCCTAAAGCTTGGTACATTCTTTTGTACGCTTCATGAATATCATGCATTTGAGGATTTGATTGAGCAAGTTGTAACTCCGCTTGTGCAACCTGTATTCGTTGTGTCATTGAATAAATATCAGGGTCTGCTACTGGTATCACATCTACTCTATCATCAAAGTCAGCTTGTTTAATAAATCTGTTTCCACCTACAACATCATATGGATATTCTGGTGGTAGATATTCAGCAAATACACGTGCTAACATCTTAAATTCTTGTCTCAGTGCATAGTAACATCTTTTGTGAATAGCCGACATAACCTTCGACCCCCGCTCAAGGATCGCCATTGTAGTTCCAACAGGTGACTGTGCATTCATGTCAGAAACTTTCATATCAGCAATAGATGCAAATCTTCGTCCAGACTCAACACAGAAATTTAACAATTGAAATAAAGTTTGATCTGGGCCTTTGAATGGTAAAAATTGAAATTGATCTTTGATGTTTCCACCAGGAGCATCTACGTCTCTAAATTCACCTGGCTGTAGAGGTTCTGCATCATCTCTAATTCTTAAACCTCTAGACTTAAATCCAGCAGGTAGATTAGATAATGTTCCTGCATCTAACAATTGTCTTAATGCAGAAGTTGCAGTTCTTGATAAACCACCAATCATATGTATTAAACCAAAACCATAAAATCCAAGTCCTGGTAAAAACTTATAATGCACAAAGAAATTTTTTTGTTTCTTTATCGGATCATCTTCTTTGTAATTTCTATAGATAGATAAAACTTTTCTAGAATCTTCATCTATAGTAACTATGTAAGGAACTTTGATTCCATCTGGGTCTTCATAACCAGGTATATCTAAGTTCGTATGAACCTCAATTAAATTATATAACCCTCCACGATCCCGTCCATCATTTGCGGACACGCCCTCCAGCTCATAAACTTTTTCTTGAACTTTGTTCTGTTTATAAACTGGTTTCGGAAGTTCTATATCTCTATAGAACCCAGAAACTTGTAATTTTCTTAAATCATTTTCTGATGTTTGAATAATTTGTGTAATTCTACTTGCATCAGATAAATCAGATGCATTATAAGGGACCACTAAATCTTCTGCTTTAATAAATTTAGAACATGCTCTGTTCATTACTGGATCAAAATAAACTTTTTTAAATGTAGACCCTGTTAGCGGAAGTATAAATAACATCTGATCCATGTCAGGGGTATACTCTTCCATCTTGTTCATAAGCATGTAGTTCATGTAATCTTTAACTCTAGATGCTTGATCTATTTTTTCATCCGTCTGAGCACCGATGACTTCAGTTCTGACTGGTCCGTCTGAAGGAACTAATTCTTTTATTGCTTGTGCTTGAAACTGTGTTGCTGATTCTGCTAGTAGTGGATGTGTTACACCTGCAGCACCTAAGAATGGTCTAGTTGGAGATTCATATTTGAATCCTAATAAGTCTAAACCTTTAATGTATGTGTCTACCCATTCTTGTCTTGATCTTTTGTCTTGTTCATAATCTGCTACTAAATCAGATCCAAGTCTAGCTAGAGTTTGATCATCTAATCTTTCTGCTAAGTTAGCATAAAAGGATTCTTCTTGAACTTCTTCAGGGACTTCACCTGCAATTACATTTTCATCTTCATCAATTACAGTATCTACATCTTCAGGTATTGAACCTGTGCCTTGTTCTTCAATTTCTAATTCTTCTCTGTTTTCTAAATCTTCTCTTGACATTAGTACACCTTAAATTTCTTTTTTCTTGCTAGCCCTTGACCTTTGCAAGCCATACCACCTTTTTTTAATCTAAGCTCTGATTCTTTTTTAAACCCTTCTACTCCACCTGCAACTTTTTGTGGCTGAGCTACTTGTCCACTAACATTGTCAGATACTTTTTCAGCTTGCATGGTAGCTTTTTTAATATATTTATCAATCATTAAAATAATGGTGCGAAGTTAGATCTATCTACTTCTACCAGTCCTCCTAATTTATATCCCTTCATTTTTCCTTTTGAAGATCCTTGTAAATCTATTACTATACTTTGAACGAAATTTCTAGGATCATCCCCATCCATTTCTACTTTTTCTAAATTGCTTCTATAGTCAATATTATCATAAAACTCTTCCATTTCGTATTTTTTCTTAAATGCATACATAGGAACATTTTTATCTGTATTGAATATTTTGTAAGGTTTTTGTGGGTCTGAGTGATAGACTTTTCTAGTTATTACTTTAGCTCCTATTTCTTTTGCAACATCTTGCATAGCTTTAGGCACCACTGCAGTTCCTTTTAACTCACCTGTTTTATAGTCTCGATATTTACCAAATCCTTCTCCTTTAGCGTTTTCAAATATTTTACCTGACTCAGAAAATTTCTGTAGATCAGCAGGTAGTTTATCTCCACCTAATCCATAGAACTGTTCAATCTTCTGTTTGTTGTTAACACCTAATTGAAAGAAGTCAGCTGGAGCTAATGCAATATATCTTTTATTATTTTTTCTTGCATCACTGACTAACGATTTAATATTTGCTTTAACCCAAGTATTTTCATTACCCATTGGAAAATAGTCATAACCTCGATTTGAAAAATCATACATAGCTTTATTGCCTCCACTATACTCACTTGGTCTAGCTTCTCCTGGTCTTGCAGGTGCTCTTTGTAATTCAGCTTCTTTAATTTTTAATTGTTTATTTAATTCACCTAATCTATCAAACTCAGGTGGAGACAATGGTCGATCCATAGCAATCTTATTGTATTCTTGAATCTCATCTAATAAATCTTGGACTTCTCGTTTTTTAATATTCGATGTTAGCTTTCTACCATATGGATTTCGTCTATTCATTTCGTTAGGATTTATATTAGTATCTCCTGATTTAAATTGTTTGAAGTGTCTAGATCCTTCTTTCGCTAACGTTTGATGAGGGTCAGATTGGAGTTCAACCATGAAATATGTATCTCCGTAATTGTCTACCCCTCTAGTGTCATATCGAACAAAGGTCACTGCATTCGGTTCATTAAAGTGTACCGACCATACTTTTTTAGGATCAGAGTTACCTGGAATAGATTCATCTAAGAATAAAACTTTTTCTCTATAGTCATATCCACCACCAGGAAAAGTTCCTTTGTGTCTTGGCGCATCAGTTGCTCCAACTCCTCGTTCTGCAATACCAATTGCTTTATCATATTCATCAATTAAACTTCGTACCAGTAACTTCTCATTATCATTAAAACTATCTAATGTTTCATTTAATCTTGTTCTAGTTTCTTTTAAAGAATTTAAATTACTTTTATTTGTAGATAATCTTGCTGCTAAATCATTAAAGTTCATTCGATCATTAGCTAAACTTTCAGCAACTTTATTAAGATTTGACCGTGCTGCAACATCAGACATCTCAGTTGTTTTTCTTAAAATCATAGAATCTAAATCTTTACTTAGTTTAGCAAAAGTTGGATAAGTGTTTAATACTTCTTCAGTATTGATTGGATAATTATAATCTTTTATTTTTAATCTATATGTTGGATTAGTTTCTAGTGCTGCTAGTATTTCACCTTTAGTAATTTTAGTGGTAGGATTATCTTGTGCTATTCTAAATATGTCTCCGCCAATCGCTTCGTCTCCTTTAAACATCACAAGACCAGAGTCCGCTAACTCTTCAGCTTTGATTCCTTTATTTCTTAATCCTTTTAAAAACCCTAACCACTGTTGTGCAGTTGCAACTTCATTTCCTGATCTACTTATTTCATCAAATGCAGCAGACCCTAAATAAGATCTAGTAGTATTGTCTTGGTTCGATTTTAGCCCTTTACCAAATGTTAATGGTTCAGTCGGAACTGTTAATGCTTTAGATGAGTTTGCTGCAACTTTAGCATTATAATTGTCTTGGTTAATTAAAGTTTGTCTCGCAGATTCTGCTCTAGCCATCACTGGTTGCATAGCTGAAGCTTGTCTTAGTGCAGGGTTAGTTGCTGCGTTAGTAAAGGCTTGTCTTTGAGTTTCAGGAATTGCCATGTACTCTCTGTAGTTTGTTACCATATCATCTCGTCTATATTCAGGTAAGTTTGCAACAAAGTAATTAAAGCCTGGGTCATTTCTAAGTTGTTCTCGCATCTGTTCGAATGGTCTTGTAGCTTCTGCTGGATCTATTTGCGCAGGCTCCAGCGTCCGCGGGCCACGTTTCGGCATCAATGATCGAATACCTTTTTGAGCTCCTCTAAATACAGGGCCTACTAATGGTGTCATACCCGCTACTCCAAGAGCAGTTAATCCTAAATACCCTATTGCTTCAATCGGAGTCATATCTTCATAACCCTCTTCCCCTCTAGCAGCTTTTGCTAAAGTCTCAGCGTCTTGCATTGCATACTTATAGGACTGCGCTTCACCGACCACGGGCGTCACATCTCTAGCAATACCATAAGCTATATTTTGAAAATTCTTTTTAGCTTTTTCTAATTTTTTAGGATCTAGATCTGCAACTTCATCGTCTCTTAAAATCGGTGAATAATCGGCCATTTAATTCTCACGTGTAATATTTATAATCTTGAGGCATTCTTACTTCGTCTGTGGGCTCATAATCAAAATCAGCCGAAATAAAATTACCTTCTCGGTATCTTAACACAGCTTGTGTGGTACTGTCCACGAGGTCGTCATGATCTCCATGAGGAAATGCTGCACATTCTTCAATGACTTCATGGGCAAATTGCATTCCTTCTGGGTAGAAAACCATACCTGATGCAAAGACTGGGGACACTGCATTTACACGTGAAACTTTATCCTTTCCTCGACCAGGGACAAAATCTTGAACTGGTATTCCTGTTCTTCGTAATTCTTGAATAAGAGGTAGACCACTGGCTTTAGCTTCAATTATACAAGCCTCTGGTTTCCAATAAGTGTATTGCTCGGTGGCCACTGCTTTTAATTCAGGAAAGTCCCAACGACCTTTTAGGGCATCAATTAACATCAAACACGGTGGAGAATCTTCAGTCGGTCTAAATACACCCCAAGTAGTTATTGCACTAAAGTCAGCTGAATCTTTTTTTGAAAAAGCAGTATCGAGTGATTGAATGACAAATTCTAGTTGTGGAATGCCGCCCGACCACGGTCTCCAATATTCACGTTTAATGATGGCACCTTCTTCTGAAGTTGGGTTTTGCATG